AGAAACCCAAGAATTACCTTCTTCGCTAAGATTTTCTTTTTTCTCAATGTAACCACCTAATTCTCCTTTTACTATATTACCAAATGACATTTCTGCCTTAATTTGATAAAGAGTAATACCGCACCAAATTTTTGTGTTTTTTGTTAGTGAAAATTTCATAATTATATTTATTATTTTTAGTTAATCTATCTTATAGGGGGTATTAATGTTCGTCTTTACATTCCCCTTCTTTCTCACAGACTTCGCATATTCCATAAGAAACATAGCCATTTAATTCTTCATCATCTTTTTTCCCTAAGCACTTTTTACAAATAAACATACATTTTATTAATTAATATTCTCCTCATTAATCTAATTGCGATAGGCTGGGATTTGACGATATTTGGACTTGTTAGTCGTTCTAATTTAATAGGCTTTTCCCTGGTGTCTGCTAACATACATTAACCCAGGACTTAACCAAATTGAATCGTATAGTCACCCAACATATAGCAAATTTACGAACTTGGTGGCGTTTCCCTCCACCGTGCTATGCGAGTATTGCTACTTAATCACCTTTTTAGCGTCTACCTATTCCGCCACTATCACAATTAGGTTGTTAAGGAGAATTTATTATTTGCTAAGCCCAACCAATATTAGTAAGCCCTCTATGCGTTCGTACCAAATAACCTTATGCTTCTATTCTTAGTTATTCGAGCTGTGCACTAGAGAAATAAAGGTTGGGTTTAATAAACAATACTCATTCTTTCCTCCCAAGGAAATAGAAAGCTGCCTTTCACTGACCCTGTGACAGGATTCGGTCTATAGCACCGAATAGTTACTTGGCTTTATGCTTTCTATATTCCCTTGGTAAGAAACAACTAATACTGATTTCTTGCTTCGTTATTCTTCACCTCGAGTAAAGTTCTGATTGCCGAGAGTTTATGCTCCAAACTCTTCATCTTCTCTCTGACTTCCATCAGCTTCAACCCATCTTCAGTTAGTTCCCACTTTCTCTCAAGAGCTGCGTCTGATTTGACGTCTTCTCTAAAGCTTTCAAAATAAAAGGCGTGTAATCTCATTAGTTTGACCTTCATTTCTCCAGCTTTAGAGTAATCGTCGGCTATTTTAAGTCTGAGTTCTGCTAGTTCTGATGGGGTTTTGTTGATTAAATCTTCTTTCATTTGTTTCCTAAATAAATTTGTTTATACTTCTCGGCGTTAATCTTTCTCTTTTTAAGTTTAATCTTGTTTATCTCTGTCCGACCAAGAATCTTTATCAGAAGTTCATTGACCCTAGAAGGGCTTATATTCTCTTTTCTTGATATGCTTCTCTGAGATTCTAGGTTAAGGAATGAATCAACCACCCTTTTGTTTCTTTCTACTTTTTCTTTTTGTGCTTCCATATAGTTAGGTTAGTTAATTAGAAGGGAATATTTTCAACAAGAATTTCTCCGTTACTTTCTTCTTCAATTTCCTGTATTGGTAGGTTAGACTGAGTAAGTTTTCTCATACAAGCCGAAGCCCAAGCCTCTGCTCTTATCTCTGCTTCGTTAAGGGTTATGTCTTTCTTGAACAGCTCAACTAGGAACAATGTCTTACACTTTCCGAAAGCTGTTTCGGTTTCTTTTTCTTGGTTTGTTCTTGATTGAACGTTCCCCATAGAAGCTACTGCTCTTGGAGTTCCTTGGACTTTCTGAGTGAATCCGCAGTTTCTATCATTACAAGCCCAGAAAGCTTGATAAGGTTTTCCTGCTTTACTTAATCCCGCTGGAACGAGTTTGAGCGTTCCCTGACATCTTGGACATTGTGACATATTTTTTACATTAAAGGTTTAAATTTATTATATAGCTTGTAAGTTAGCTCGACATCATTTAGGCAATGAGTCTCTAACTCTTCTTGACTACAGGTAACGAAATCTATCTCTGGTTTAGGCTCTTCTCCTAGATAAATTTGGGTATAGGTGTCGAGAGATTTATATTCGCCGTCTCCTATGAATTCCATCAAATCGATATGTTTCCCTGTGTCGTATCTCTTGGTGGCTTCCTTGAGCCACTTGTAAGGGGCTGTGATGCCGTTTTTTAAGGCTTGACGAGTTATAATGGGGCAATCAAAGTGTTTGCCATTGAAAGTCACCACACGCCAATTTAAAGCCCTATTTTGATACTCGCTTGCCATCTCCGATTTCACGTCAACGTGGTTGCTTATGATAGCTAGTAGTTCTTCTAGAGTCACAATCTTAGCTGGTTCATCGTTTTCCTTTACCCCGATACACTTGATTGAGCAGAAATCTACATCAACGGACATTTGTTTAGTAAGGTCGGCTTTCTTCTCTTCGACATAAGCTTTTATTTTCTCGATGTCCTTGTATATCTTAGGGGCTTTTATTCTTGATGTGAAAAGGTCTGCTAACTTTGAATCTGGTTCTGTTTCAATGTCTATTGTTAGGGTGTTCATACTATTTATTAATATTAATCATTGGAATATTAGAACCAAGAGTTGTAGATGGTAATTGACCATTCCATTTTTCAACCCATTTAAGGTTAACATATTCCGCACCACCTTGATTTTGTATCGCTTGAGCCTGAATCTTAATAGCTTCAGCTTCTCCTTTGGCAGTAGTAATTCTTTGCTCTGCTTCAAACTTAACTTGCTCTAACTTATTTTTAGCTGCTAAAGCACTTTGTTCGGCTGTTACCTTTGCTTCAATAGCCTGATTAAATGATTGTGAGAAATCAAAGTTAGTGATATTTACTTGGCTAATAATAACCCCATAAGGGAGCATCTTAGCTGACAACAATGCTTTAATTTCATCTCTCACTAATTCTCGTTTTGTTATAAGTTCTTCGGCTGTATATTTAGCCGTTACAGCTTTAACAGATTCTTGAACAGCAGGGTCAACTAATCTTGATTTGTAGTCTATACCAACAGTCTTATAAATGTTAGCTGTATAGTCGGGAGAAAGATTATAATTAATGGCTAACTTAGAACTAACAGTCTGTAAATCTTTTGAAGCAGCGTTTGCCTCTACTTCATCTTTTTGAACTTTAATGTCCATTTTTTTAACCTGTTCTATAAAAGGAATTTTAATATATAATCCTTCGTCAACAGTTCCAACTACAGCTCCAAATCTAGTTTTTACCCCTCTATCTCCAGCTTTTACAATTCCGAAAGCTCCAAAGATTAACACCAGAGAGACTATCGAGATAACTGCTATTTTTATAAATTTAGCAAATTTTTTGTCTTCTTCGTTCATAATATTAATGATTATTTATTAGCTTTCTTTTCATCTTTACGATTGAACTTCTTTGCTGTTTCTAGGAGTTTAGAATAAAATTCTTTGAACAAACTATCTGCTTCTAGTATAGATATATGACTAAGATGACCTACTTTGGCGTTCATATCAGCCCAGTCCTTATAACCAGATTGCTTTGCTTTTAAGTTGCCTGCGATTTGTAAAGCGTCAGGTGTCCATTCAAGAGAATTATTTTTTAACCCCGCTTTTCTTAATTCTTTGTCTTCAGCACTGACTGTTAAGTCGTTGAAGAATGATACTATATTTTCCATAATTTTGTTTTTCCCTTTGACACAAGGTTCATTGGGAGTATTTATTTTATAATTTTTTATCATTTCTTTTGTTATTTCCTCAAATTTTTTTGCGTATACTTCTTTATAAGTAGTCCCAGTAAATGGGCGGTCATCTATTTCTATATTTACTTTTATTGTTTCTCCTTCAGTAAATCTTTGCCCAGTAGTGCCTGGGACAGAACCAGATGTCCCAATAGAACAAATATTAGTCTTTGTTAAATCTTCCCCCAAGAACTCTGATGCGGGGATACGTTTAGCAGTTGTATATTCAGATATATCTGTATTATTTCTAATCCAGAAACAACCACAATTATCAGTGTCTATCACAATACAATCAGATGTTTCTTCTATATATTTTCCTTTTCCTAGGACAGAATTAATACCCATCCCAAATAACTTCTCTTGAACTCTACGATGTTGGTCGGCGTCTTTAATATTTGTGATGATAGTATTGGTGAGAGGTTCGTCTCTTTTTTCTTGTTCTTCTATAACTAGTTCAAGCTCATCTTCTAACATATCTTGACCATAATTATTCATACATAAACCACCACAAGAATGACCATTAACATTTCTATCAAATTTTATTGGTAATCCTTTTACGCAACTACTTTTAAGACTTAAAATTACTCCAATATCTCCAACTTCTATGTTACAACCACCGTGACCATTATCTAATACAGCCTTAACCCTCACCTTATCCCCCACCTTAAACTTTGGTTGTTCTTTTTTTTCTGGCTCATCTTCTACTAATTCAAAGTTTCCCTTATAAACATATCTCCAATAATCATTCCATTGATATTTAAAATTATATTCAAATATTTTATTTTTATCTTTTGTAAATCCATCAGCGGAAGAAATGTGATAAGGAGTAGCGCCAAACCATAATTTAGTTCCTTGCGGTATTTCTTCATATTTTTCAGTGGTAATTGCTAGTACTGGTTCTCCTTTTTGTTTTATTAAGTTGTAAAGCTCATCGTGTGTTAAAATTGTTGGCATATTATTTGTTTAATTGTTCAATAGCTAAGTCTTTTATTCTTTTATGACTTTCAAAGTTGACATCAGAAAATCCAAAGGCTGTTTGTTCTGGTTCGTTTCTTAACATTTGATACCAGTATAGGCTTGGAATGTCTTCATCGTGCCAGCCAAGTATCCTGACTCCATAACCTTGCTTAATCTCGCTTATTCTACCGCTTATTCTAGCTGTTCCTAAGTGGTCACGACCATAAACCTCTATTTGTATCTCGTCTGTTCTGTGGGGCAGGTTGTCGGACAAAAGGTTATATAGTCTAGTTGTTTGAGATTCTTTTTTCATATAAGTAGGCGTTATATGTTTATTAAAGTTATAATTCTCTTGCTTCTTTGTCTCTTTTTTCTTTTAACAATCTAAACTTAGTTGAAGTTATTGATTGAATAGTGTGTCTGCTCCCGATTCCTAAATGTCTCGATAGCTCTAAGGGGGTTTTGTCGAAGTTTGCTTTTAGATAATCAGTTTCTTCCCAAGTCCATTTGTTGTTTTGTCTTTTTACTCTTTTGCTCTTGTTTCTAATGATTTGAACTTTGTTGATAGGCTCTCCTGAGATAGTTTCTTCTGGCAAGCTTATTTTTTTAAGAAGTTGAGCTGCTTCTTGTGGAGTTTCGACTTCTATGTCGAATCCTTGATAATTAATCTTAATCATAGGTTTTTTGTTAGTTTGTTATTGTTTGTTAAAAAATTCTTCGTCATCTAAGCCTTCTCTCATTTCTTCCTGAAACTCTCCTTCTAGCTTTTCGTTCAAATCTTCATCGGCTATATCTACTAACTGAGAATTGTCTTGTTTCTCAAATTCTTCCTTATTCCCTAACATTTCTTCTAACTCGTTTGGTAATAATGACATATGTTTAAATTAAGTTAACAAATTGATAAATTATATAGAACCACAGAGCAAAGATTACTAATCCAACAAAGATACACCCCCAGTTTACTCTTTTCTTCTGCCAAAATTTATTGCTTATTGATTTCATATTATTTAGATGGATAAAGTGTTTCTAATTCTACTAACTGGTTAACTAAGATTTTTGCTCTTTTGTTTTGACCTTCTTCGTTTAAGTTTTTGTCAGCATCGAATAGGTCAGTAAATTTATATTCTTTAGCCATACGATTTTTATTAGTTTATAAGTATAAGCTTCAGGTTATTAAATCCGAGGTAAAGGGTTATTTGGAAGAGTCGTGCTTATTAGCTGCGAACTCATATTTCCCTTTAGACCTTCACCTCAGATTTTAATGTTCCTTAACTTGTACCTACATCTTAGCAAATTTTATTATCTTTGTCCAGAGCTATATATAGTCCTTAACAATGCTATAATCATTAGGGTTTTTAAGAATTTCTGAAAGTTATCCCCAACTGGCTTTGACCTATTTTCTGAAGAATATAATTTATTTTTATTTTAAGGGGGTTTAACAACTTACTTCTTCAAGACAATCCTCGCAATACTTACCCTTAATTTTTCCCCCACAGTGTTTACAAATATGTCTGCTCTCGTAGCCAGTAACTATCTTTTGTTTTAGTTCTTTTGATATCTCTCCTTCCTTTTTAAAGCATAAGATATTCTGATGAACTTTGACTAGTTTCTTGCTACCAGCAAAATTATTTGCTCTTATCATCGCTGTTCCTATAGGGTCAAGGAGAATAGCTTCGTTGTAAAGTTTAGCCCCCGCACCAATAAAGGCTTTCTTTGTGTCACTTATAAAGTCGTAATAATAACCATCTTTGTCTCGAACATCACCGACAACGAATACGGCAAAGCAACCGTCTTTGAGTTTCTCAATTGACTTACAAATAATTGATTTGTAAACAAGAAGAAAATCTTCGTAGTTCATTGTTGACAAATCATCTTTATCGTCTGAATAAACTTCGAGGTCTACATAAGGCGGACAGCTAAATATAAAATCAAACTCTTCGTTAATTGTATTAAGAACCTTATTGCTATCTCCGCAAATCCATTTAGGTTCTTTTTCTGGGCAAATTGTCCTTCCTTGTTCAATGTTACTTTCAACTTGTTCTGGTCTTAGTTCAATTCCCGTATAATCATAATCCATTTTGTGAGCAATGATTCCCCTGACAGACCCTCCCGCAAATGGGTCAAGTATCTTTCCTTTAGCTGGACAAAACCAAGTATAAAGAAGTTCACAAAGAGCTGGGTCGAAGACACTAATACCCGTCTCCATACTAGGCATATAATCACTGTCAGTTTTACCAATAAGGCACGTTGCATCTCTCCCTAATTCTGATTTAATACCTAAGTCTTTCCATTTATTTTTTCTTTCTTTCCACGCCCCACCACGAGCGTCAATAATACTAAATGGTGGTTCGATAAATCTTTTTCTTAATGCACCAGAACTTTCTTCGTGCATTGTTTTCTCTTTTTTGTTTTCCATAGGTTTTTAATTATTATTTAATTTTACTTTATTACATTTCCAGCAAACAAAATTATTGCCTCTTAAGAACACTCTTTGACCTATTTTTACTCCTCTTTTACAATTATCACATTGACGATTTGGAATCTTGTTTATTAATATCATAAATTTAAGTTAGTAATCCTTTAGCTGGGTTTGAGGTCAGAGAGTTTTCTGGTAACTTTTGGGCTTCTAACAATCTCTTTTTCATTAAAGCCATTAAATCATCGGATTTGCTTGTGTGTTCATTTTCGTCCATAAACTTTTGAAGTCCGTTTATCAAATGCTCCAGAGCTTTGATTCTTTCGGTCTTAGTGTATTTCTTAGGGGGCAACAGTGGCAAGTCCTTGTAGATATCCTCTGCTTCAGGAACGACACTTGAAATGCTTCTAAGGTTAATCATTGTTTTCCCCCATATAACTCTATCTGTTTTTGCCTGTAAAATAACTTCCCCTACATTATCAGGAACAGTTATTTCAGTATTATCCATCATTTTTACGATATAAGACATATTTTTAATTGATTATTGTAGTTTTTATTTGTTTGTTTTGATTAAAGCTATTTGTGTTCCCAAACCAAGTTCTTAATCTTCTTGTAATTTCAAAAGTAGGCTTCATTTCCCATAGTTGTTTAGTCCCTGATTTATTAGGCTCAGTCCAATAGGATATAAACTTAGATAATTCTTGGCGAGCAAAGCTTTCTTCTATTCCCCTTTTTATTAAGTGGTTTAGATATTCTTCTTGCTTTTCTATGTTATCAAAAAATAACCTTGCTTCGCTAGAGGGAGTGACTACTCTTTCTCTTTGTATTTCTCTTTCTGTTTCTGTTTTAATTTCTATTTCTATTTCAGGAAGGGTCAAGGAAGGGGCTTTAAGACCCTTTGAAGGGGCTTTGTCTTTTTCTTTAAGATTAAGCAAAATTTCTTTATTTTCTTCTAATTGTTTAATTATTGATATATTTACATTATCTTTTATGTTATTACTGATTGGTTGATGTTTAGTTTTGTTTAAAATGTAAATCCAACTTTCTTTGTATAATATTTTTTTGTCTTTAATAAATTTTTCTAGTATTATTTGCCAATTTTTAATACCAGTTAAAGGGGCTATCAAGGGGCTTGGAAGCTCGTATAAGCCTGAAATATGACTATATTCATTAGTCAAAAGAAAAATCCATAACAGTTTTTCTTCTGCATTTAAAGATAAGAACCAATTATCTTGCCATATTCTTGTTTTTATTTGTTTGTATTCGGACATATTATTTTATCAAAATATTCTAAACATTCTTTTGAATTTATTATTTTATTAAAATGTTCTAAATCTTCTTCTGAAACTTCGTGGTCTTTAATTACCTTATTCTTAAATTTAGGATTTTTGTGCCATTCCATATGGCAATTACTACACATAAAACAAACATCATCAATTTTTTCATTTCCCCCTACATTATTATAATTTAGATGATGGACTTGCAAATTTTGTTTGCTTTGGCAATTATAGCAAGATATAGGGTAACCAAATTTTAAATAATCTCTTATTAATTCAGATTTCTTAATAAGCCAATTAGCAGAAAATAGATATTTATGATATTGTTCTTTGTTCATATTATTATAATTAAAAAAACCGAGAGGCTTCCCTATTGCCTACCCCCAACAACAGGGGCAACGGATTGATTACCGTTTATAGAGAAACCTTTCGGTTCTTTGAATTGTGTTGTTGTTTTAGGCATTTTTTTTATTATTCAATTTAAAAGTAATTCCAGCTTAGCATATATTTTTCTGAATGTCCAGTGTCCATTGTTTTAGTTGTCCCCATTTTATCCCCAGATTAGCTTATTTTAGCTATGGACAAATAACTGGGATTAATCTATACTGGAATCAGATGGGTATTTTAATCTAAACGTAGATGAAGATTACTAGATAAACAATGGTTAGTCGAACTTCTTTTGGCTAACTCTGGACAAAAGGCGATTGCTTTCTGTTCTGTTCGTAAGTTGAGAGAAAGTTGGCTAACGTCAATGGTCTCTTTTCGACGACAGACTGGAAAATAATCGCTTTTTTTAAAATTTAAGATAAAAGTGTCTAAATATTTCGCTCGTTAATCTCGCTTACCACTAATTAGGGCAAGTTGGACATAACAGGAATATCTCGCTGTCCCATTAGCAAATTAACTAAAGGGGTGAAATCGATTCATAGGCGGTTTCACGCTTCGAAAGGAGCAGGTATTGGGCGAGATATTTGGACATTTTACAATTATGCCAATTCAAACAAAGCCTTGTAAGTTATGTGATAAACCAAGATTCGCTAATACGAGCTGGTGTTATGCTCACTACAGGGAGAGAGAAAAAGCCAAGAAGGAAGAAAAGGCTAGATTGAAGAAAGAAAGGCACGAAGCGTCTAAGGGCTTTAAAAAGGCACTACGCAAGTCTTTACACAAAAAGGCTTGGACACTAATGAGCAAGTGGATTCGACGGTCTGGGGCTAATTTGGACGGCTACAACGAATGCTACACGTGCGGTTGCGTTAAACACTGGAAAGAACTCCAGGCAGGACACTTCAAACACGACAGACTAGACTTTGACGAAAGGAATTTGAAACCCCAATGTCCCCAATGTAACAATAACTATTCGGGGCGTTTGGATGTCTATGCTGAGAAATTAATCAAGGACTACGGCTTAGAGTGGTTTAATCAGTTAGTCAGAGATGCTTGGGCTCACCAAGGCTACTCAGAACAAGAATTGGCTAAAATAATAGAAGATTTAAGAGAAAAAATAAATAATTTAGAAAATTAACCCTATGGAATTAAAAGAAAAAGAGCAAAAAGAATACCAAGAGAAAGTTGACGTTTTTCAAAAGGAAATCAACGAACTATCAACAAAACACGGACTATTCCTAGTTCCTACTATTTTATACAAGGAAACTGGTATATTCCCGTCTATTTCGATTGTCCCCACTCCAGAAAAACCGATAGAGCCAATCGTCAAATAATATGTTTTTATTTGGCTTTTTAGTAGGATTTCTCGTTTGTTTGGCTTCAGTTATTACCTCATTCCTAGTTTGGAGCAAGATACTCCCTAAATACGGAAGGCAGATGGAGAGAATAATCTCAAAGAAACTAAACGAATTTGACGAAGCTATAAAACCTCAATCAGAAATAATTAATCCAAATTTTGATAAAGAAATCTTTGAAGCAGAAGGGAGCAAACCAGACGATTTCTTAAAATAAACTATGAGTAAATTAATACTTTTTAAAAACAAAGCCCTTAAGAAGATACTTAAAGGGATGGATATTACAGCAGATTCAGTGATTGGAACGCTCGGTCCACGTGGAAGAAATGTAATGCTTTCCGATTCAATCCTTCCCCACATCACTAACGACGGTCATACAGTGGCTAATTCAATCTCACTAGAAGACCCATTTGAAGATTTAGGTTGCTGGTTGGTCAAGAATACTTGTGCTCAGACCAACGAAGACGTAGGCGACGCCACAACAACAACCGCTGCTCTTCTTAAGAAGGCAGTTCACAAGAGTTTAAAAAGACACGAAAGCCCAGTAATGATTAAGAACAGTCTACAGGAAGCGTGTAAATCAGTAGTTTCAAAACTAAAAGACTTATCAACCCCAATTGACCTTAAAGATATCAGAAAAGTTGCTTTTATCTCCTCCGAGAACGAAGAAATAGCTGATATAGTAACCGAAGTCATAACGAAAGTAGGTCGGGAAGGCGTAATAGTAGTTGAAGAATCCAGAACTTATCAGACTTCTTACGAGATTCAAGAAGGGTATGAGCTTAATGCTGGATTTGTTTCTCCTTATTTCTCTAACGATAAAACAAGCACCAAGGCTGAGTATGAAAAGATTCCAGTCTTATGTGCGTTAAAGAAAATCTCTACTATTCAGGACATCAAACCCCTATTCGACCAGATGGACGCCGTTAAGAAGAGTGAGTTAGTTATTGTTTGCGAAGACATAGACCCTCAGATTTTAGGAGTTCTGGTTATGAACAAGTTACAGGGTAGGTTAGGAATTGTAGTCATTAAAACGACAGGCACTCAGCTTGAAGACATCGCAGCTACTGTCGGGGCTACCTTAATCAGTGATACAACAGGCGTAGGATTTGATAAACTTGATATTGAGAAACATTTAGGATTAGCCGACAAGTTCACTTGCACCGAGAAAAAGAGCTTGTTTGTAGCTAAGACCCCCGAAGGAGAAGCTCTCGCTAATCGCTTAAAGGAGCAAGCTGAAATCACCAATAATATATACGAAAAAGAAGCAATGCTTAAAAGAGTAGCTAAACTTACAGGGGGAATTGCTGTTATCAAGATAGGAGCTATCACCGATTTAGACAGAGTTTACAAGAAAGACAAGACTGACGACACAGTCGCAGCTGTCAAAGCAGCTCTCGCCGAAGGAGTGGTTGAAGGTGGCGGAATGGCACTTTGGAGAATAGCCAAAGCAATGAAACCCAAAACAGTAGGAGAAAAGATTTTAAAAAGCGTCCTTAAGTTCCCCTTGAAACAGATTTGTAAGAACGCAGGCAAGAGTTACTGGAAGATTATTTGGAAAATGCCTAAAGGGATGGGTTATAACTTCAAGACAGACAAATACGTTAAGATGATTGAATCAGGTATCATTGACCCTACTAAGGCAGAGAGAGTAGCTCTGGAGAACGCAATCAGCAATTGCTCCGTGTTTATTACGACTCACTGCTCTATCTGTGAAAATATAAAGAAATAATATGATTATCTTACCAGTAAATAAAAAAATACAATTAAAAATAGAGCAACCAACAGCGGGAGGACTAGACCTTAGTTCTAAAGAAACAGCAATCGAAGTTGCTGAAATTGTAGCTATCCCTAGTGATGCTAAAATTATAGGAGGAGTTTGTATAGGAGATAAGATAATGGTGAAGGCTTGGGCAATAGATATTATTAATTATAATGGAGAAAAGTTTTATTTTGTAGACTCTGATTCATCTGGAATTTGTGCTGTTATTAAATAAATATGTGTGACAATTGTAATGAAGCTCACGACAATATAACTGTAAATGAGACCCCAGACGGAATTAGAACTTACTGTAAGATTTGTGGAGAGATTAACATAATCAGATTTGACTCTAACGGGAGATGTGACAACAGAGAATACTCAAAGATAATGAAGCGTGACCTATTACAGCCATCAGAGAACCTTTATTACAAATACCACAGCGAAAAGATGTCAATAATTTAACTAATATGAGCAAAAATAACGATAAGAAATATTGTATGTCAGCTAAGATGGCAAAGAAAGAACACGAGAGACTTATCCCCGAACTAAAGAAGGCTGGATTAGAGAAGGAAGCCCGAGAACAAGAAAAAGACTTAAAAGAGATTAATAAATCATAAAAGGGGAGACAATCTTGTGATTACCAAGACCACAAAGCGTTGAGCAGAAATTACCTAGAAAGTTTCCCCTTTCTATAAATATGGCAGAAGATAACAAAACTGAACCTAAAGAAGAATCTAAAAAACAGTCCGACAGCAGACCTTGGCTATTTAAAAAGGGGCAGAGTGGTAATCCAGCAGGTAGACCTAAAGGAATAACCTTAAAAGAGTATTGTAGAAACTTCCTTTCTAAGCAAACAGACGAAGAACGAGCTGAGTTTTTAGCAGGACTTGATAAAGAGACTATTTGGAAAATGGCTGAAGGTAACCCAGACAATAAAATAGATGGAAGAATAGAAACCGTCACCGTAGCTACTCCAGAGATTAAGCATCTTGCTGAACAGCTTAATAAATTAAATATAAATGAAATACACGGAGGAACAAGTGAGCCAAGCGATGGAACTATTGCCAGCGTTGTGGACAAAGAAGTATCAGATAAAGAATGAAGCTGGAATACCTTTAGAGTTTAAGCACCGTAAGTTCTTATGGGACATACTTAATGACCTTTCTCCTTTACAAGTCCAACTTAAAGCTCCACAGATTGGAATGACCGTAACGAACTTAATCAAAAGCTTTTACGTAGCAAAGAAGTTAAAGAAGGACATCATTTACACTTTACCAACTCAAGGAGATGTTCAAGATATGGCAGGTGGAAAGATTAATCGTATCGTCGCCCAAAACCCAATTCTTCAGACTTGGATTAAAGAACACGACACAGTAGAACAAAAGAGCGTAGGAGAGAATATCATCCACTATAGAGGAAGTTTTACGACCAAGTCAGCGATGATGGTTTCTTCCGACCTTAACATCCACGATGAAGTAGACGCTAGTGACCAATCAGTAATTGAACAATATGAAACAAGACTTCAAGCTAAAGGGGATGGATGGAGATGGTATTTCTCCCACCCATCGGTTGTTGATTACGGAGTAGACATTCACTGGCAGAACAGCGACCAAAAGCATTGGTTCATAAAATGCCCTCACTGCCACAAAGAACACTACCTAGAATTTCCAAACAGCATAGACAAGATAAAGCGAGTGTTCATTTGCAAGTTATGTGGCGGAGAGTTAAAAGACGAAGACAGAGAGAACGGCAGATGGATTCCTCGTTATAGTAAGAAATGGCAATTAGATAATGGAATAGAGAAACCTTTTTCAGGCTACTGGATACCTCAGTTAATATGCTCGTGGATTAGTGCCGACAAGATATTAAAAGACTTCGTAGAGAAATCCCCAGAATACTTTTACAATTACGTCTTAGGACTTCCGTATGCTGGTGGAGATAGTAAACTGACTCAGCAACACTTATTCCAGAACTTGACAGGACAGATGACCGCCCCCGATACAAACGAGAGAGTAGTGATGGGGCTTGATACAGGATTGAAACTTGATTACGTATTAGGCAATCAACGGCTCGGTCTGTTCTTCCACGGAGAGACTTCTAACTACAACGAACTTGACGCTTTAATGGACAGATGGAAGAAGCTTATCGTAGTAATGGACGCAGGCGGAGATTTAATAGGTTCAAGACAATTCTTTGAAAGATGGTCGGGCAGAGTATTTCTTACTTACTTCACAGGCGAGAAGAAAGACAACGAGATTGCTTGGTGGGGCGAAGGAGACAAGTTCGGTCAAGCAAGTGTAGACAGAGAGCGAGGTATTCAGTGGGTGGTTGATGAGTTCCGTAATAGAAGAATTCCACTACAAGGCACTGAGAACGACTGGTATGAATACTATCTGGATTGGAAGAATCTCTCGAAGATTAAATTGTATGATAACAAGACTAACAGGCTAACAGGTTATAAATGGGCTAGAACAGCTCGTGACCATAGAGCCTTAGCGACGGTCTTATGGAGAATAGGAGTAGATAAGTTTAGCGATAAGGAAAGTGAAATAATTTATCCTAAAGGTGAAGGAACATTCTTCACTCAAGGATACGAAGGATAATATGCCAAGTGATTCAACAATACAAGGCGGAGCAATAATGAACGCTATCAAACAGGTAGGCGGTCTTTTTGCTAATGTAAATAAGACAGGCGGAGAGAATAAAGACAGCATTGTTCCTCAAGACGAATATGAATCAAAGTATTCAGAAGAACAGGTCTTGACTCTTACAAGTCAATGGCAGAAAGATTATGCTGGTTATTATCTAGATATTGAAAAAGTTCAAGACAAATCAAGGGATTACTGGTTAGGAAAGCAAAAGTTAGATATGGTTGACCAGTTAGAAGGCAAGGATACAGTTGTTAATCAACTCTTTTCAGCAGTTGAAACATTCCTTCCTATCGCTACTCGTTCTAACCCTGAACCACTCGTAACCGCAGATAATAGTGAAGAAGGACAAAATCTAGCAAAAGACTTAAAAAATGCTTTAGTATTTCAGGCAGACAAGACAAAGTTAAGACGTAAACTAGCTCGAGCCACTAGACATTGGTTACTTTATTTAATCGGTGGCATCGAAGTAGATTACGATTTAGAGATAGACGATTTAAAAACAACTGTTATCAATCCTAAACGATTCATATTCGACAAAGACGGAAGCGTAGATGAAGCAGGTTTATTTACAGGAGATTATTTAGGTGTTCGCTATAAGGTATCCGCATCTCGTTTAGCCGAGTTGTTCCCTAATCACGCTGATTATATTAGAAACATCACGCCTGGGAAGAAAGGAACTAAGCTTGAATATATTAAGTGGTGGTATAAAGGAACTGACGTATTCTTCACGATGACTAATAAAGTCTTAGGTAAGTTTAAGAACCCACATTGGAACTATGACCAACCAGCTGACGGAGATTTACCTGCCGTGGAAGCGATTAACCATTTAGACAAACCAACTGCTCCTTACGTTTTCTTATCAATCTTCAATTTAGGTCTTCAGCCACACGATGAAACAGGTTTAATCGTTCAGAATATTCCTCAACAAGACCAGATTAACAAGAGATACAGACAGTTAGACAAGAACATTGACAGCCAGAACAATGGTATAGTAGTTGACGGTAGAATAATGGACAAAGAACAAGCTGGACTTGCAGCGAGTGCTTTGCGTAGAGGTTCAGCGATTAGGGTTCAAGGTGACCCTAACACAACGATTGCTTTTAAGCCTGCCCCTCAAATATCTAGCGATGTATGGACTGCTACTCAAAAGGCAGAACAGAACTTACAGAATATCTTTGGAACGTCAGGCTCTACACCTCAAGGTATCAAGAGTGAAGAAACTGCTAGAGGGAAGATAATGGTTAACCAGATGGACGCTTCTCGTATTGGTGGTGGAGTAACAGAGTTCATTGAACAAGTAGCGGATACTATATATAATTTATGGACTCAATTAATGCTCGTTCATTATGACAATATTCATTATACCAATATTCTTGGTGAAGATGGTCAAGATACGGAAGGATTAAGCAACTCTCGGTTTATTAAAAGCGTAGCAGTTACAGTTAAGGAAGGTTCTCTCGTGCCAAAAGACCCATTAACACAGAGAAATGAAGCAATCGACCTTTGGACTGCTAATGCTATCGACCCCCTCAACTTATATAAGAAATTAGATTTCCCTGACCCAGTTGGAGCGACTCAAAGTTTAATCTTGTGGCAACTATTTCAAAAGGGAGCAGTTAGCCCAGAGATGTATCTTCCATCATTCCAAGTTCAAGCTCCTGCAGCTAACGTGAACGAACAAGTCCCAGGAACAGGTGGACCAGCTATCAATCCAGGTATCAGTGAAGAAACAGGCGTCCCAACTGCACTGCCAGCTAGTCAAGATGCCAACGCTATACAGAGTCAACAGTTGATGAGTAGCGTTAAAGTTTAGTGGAGCAAAGTCAATCCCGCTTGCTCCAAGTTAATAATTAATACATATATGTCTAAAATTAAAATCGATAAGAAAGTAGCAATGGCTAAGAAAATACATAAGGAGCTTAAGCATTCAGCTGAGCATCCATTTAAAAAATAATATTATGAAATGCACAGACTGCCAGGGAACTGGCTTAGAGAATGAGAACAAATTATGCCAAACCTGTAATGGGCTAGGTAAAGTAGGCGAGGAAGAGCCTGAATCAAGAGAAATAATTATACAGCCAGAGGTCGTAGCTGTAGAAAAGGAAGTCGATAAACCTAAGAAAGTTGCTAAAAAGATTAAGAAATAATTATATGAAAGAAGAAAAGAACGAGAAGTACGAAAAAAAAGAAAAGAAAATCAAAAAAGAAGAAATGGCTGCTAAAATGAAGAAAGTGAAATAATTTTTAAATAAATAATTAGGTGGCTAGGGCTTCCTTCCGCAAGGTAAAACTCCCCGTATAATAATATGCCAATTCCACAAGAAGAGTTAGACAAGCTTAACGACGAACCAGTCTTCAACGACGAACCCGCTGAGTCCGAAGAAGAACCAGAAGAAGTCGAAGAGCCTGCCAAAGTAGAGGAAAAGGTCTCTGTATCAACCGAAGATGATACTGTAGCCGATAAGGCACGTGTTCCCTACTCAAGATTCGAAACTGTCAACGAAAGAGCAATTAGAGCTGAAGAACGATTAAAAGTTCTTGAAGAACAGGCTAAAAGTTCAGGAAAGACAGAATCGACTGAAGAGATTGCTATTCCAGATGAATGGATAGAACTTTACGGCGACAGTGACGCTGCAAAGAGAGCATATCAACTTCAGGTTAGTTCACTCGAAAGAATGCGTGAAGAATCAACTAATAAGATTTTAGAAGATATTGAAAAGCGACAGCTTGAAAAACAGCAAGAAACTGAGAGAAATGTTGAAGCGATTGATAATAGTCTAAAGGAATTCCAAGAAACTAAAGGTATCAAGTTCACAGAAGCTGATGAAAGCTCTATACTTGATATTCAAGACGAATGGACTCCTAAAGACGAAAAAGGTAATTATATTGCTCCACTTATATCGGTTGAAAAGGCTTATGAGATATTAACTCTAAGACAAGCTAGTGCAAAAGCCGATAAGGTTATAGCACGAAGAAAAGTTGTTTCTATCACTGGTTCTGGGAACGAAGGTGAAGGGGAACCTCAATCTTCAGACTACGATGCTAAGGCGTGGGGCTCGTGGCGTTCTAAATTATAAATTAACCACAAATTGTTATGTCATACAACGCAACTGTCGATACTCTCACCCTTGAACATATTGCACCGAGAGTAGTCGATACCGTCTTACGTGGCAACGCCTTCACTACGAAGGTGCTCGCAAAGACAAAAGAATTTCGTGCAGCTACCATTGATTTTCCATTGAAATATCAAAAGGGAACTGCGACTCAATCCTTCAATGGATTTGATGTTTTAGCAACTTCTTTCACAGATACTCGTATCTTGATGAAATACAATCCAAGATTCAATTCAGCTAACGTCGCATTAGCGGTAACTGATATTGCAGCGAATAATACTGCTGCTAAGGTTTTGGATTTAACTGAAGTTGAAATGATGTCCAGAGCTCAAGATTTAGCTGATTCCATCGGAACACAGCTTTATGGAGACGGCACTGGTAATGGTAATAAAGATTTCATCGGTTTAGGCAACATCGTTGATGATACTTCCGCTATCGGTGGTCTTTCCCGTTCTACATACGCAACTTTAGCTTCAACTGTAACTGCTTCAGGCGGAGCTTTGAGCTTATATAAGATGCGCACCCTTTACAATGCTATCGCTGATGCTTCCGTCACTCCGACAGAATGCTATACAACCTATGAAATATGGGCTTTGTATGAAACATTGTTACAACCCCAAGAAAAGATAATGAAGGAAGTCAACTTAGCACCTAACTTTAAGGGCTATACTGGCTTTGACGCTTTGGCTTTTGCTGGTCTTCCAGTTATGCCTGATAGAAAAGCTACTTCTGGTTCATTATTTATGTTGAATACTGATTTCTTAGACTTTTATGGTCTTAAGACTTTCGGTGGCAACGACGCTTCTGGTGGATTTGGTGGTAAACCAGTTAAAGTTGGTGGGAAACTATTTGCAGGCAATCAATACGAAGAAGCTGCTAACTTAGGTTTCTTCTGGACAGGCTGGATTAAGGCAGTTAATCAATTAGCTTACAACTCGTTTATGGTATTAGGTGGTAACCTAGTTACTGACAACCCAAGACGTCACGGTAAACTGACCTCGATTACAACTGTTTAATAAACTAATTACCTTTAACCGATTAAATTCGAGAGGGTCAAACAAATATGAGTGTATTAATAGAAAATTATATCCCAGTTATCAAATATCAGGGATTTAATACCGAAAAAGATATCGTTTCATCGGGGGCATTAACTGTTTCTGGTGTATCTACCTTTAGCGGGAAGACTGTTATTACTGGACAGCAATATACATTGAATCCTGTATTACAGAACACAATTACCGTTGTTGATGCTCAAAACGCAACTCCTACAATCGCTCAGATTTTAGGGGGAATCGTTACTCACAACAGTAAAACTGGTGCAGGGACAGCCACAGTTCCAACTGGAACGGTTATGTCTGCTGGGGTGGCGAACGTTGCGGTTGGTTCAACCATTAAATGGTTGTACTACAACTACGGCAATCAGACAGTTACGATCACGGCTGCGACAGACCACACTTTAGTTGGCGGGACTGCTGCAGTCACGACTGGTAAGCACGTTGAAATTATAAGCGTATGCACTGCTGCTAACACTTGGGTTTCATACCTACAAACGCTGATGTAATCATTAATTAATTAAAGAATAAAATTATGGCAACAAAATTAACAGGCTTCCCGATGATTAGCGGACAGGATGTATATTCCAATTCTTCCACCGCCAATGCTTCATTGGGTGTCTATGCCGAAACCGACGACGGTCGTGGCTTCCGCTACGTAAAAGTCGGTGCAGTCGACACTGTTCCTGGTAAGGTTTATCAAGGTCCAGCTGAAGACACTACTAACCTAAGTCCATCAGGCGGTTTATCAATTGCAGCTGCTGCTTTAGGTGCTACAACTGTAACCTTGACTAGCTCAATCACTTTAGCGGCAAACGCTTTAGCAGGTGGAACTATGCACGTAGTTATAACTCCAGGATTAGGTCAGACTTATAAGATAGCTTCCAACACCGCAGTTACAGCTGCAGCTGGAATGGTAATCACTTTAGAAGACCCTATCCGAGTAGCTTTAACAACTGCTTCAAAGATTCAGCTTCGTGCCAATCTTTATAGCGGTATCGTTGTTGCTCCAACTACAATGACAAATTGTATCGTTGGTGTAGCTCCGAGTATTATCACTGCTCTTTACTACGGTTGGATTCAAACCCACGGTATCGTTTCTGCTTTAGAAGTAGGAACTGGCACTTGCGGAACTGCTTTAGGTGTTCTACAAGGCGGTACGGAAGGAGCTTTAGCCCCTGCTATCGCAGGAACTCCGATTATTGCTCACGCTGCAGGAACAAATATCACTGGCGAATACGGTTCAGTATTCTTAACATTAGACTAGAAAATTTACAACTAAATAGTTATCTTTTATTCAGCCTGATTTATTCGGGCTGATGCCCAAGCTAATTAATTAATATAACAAAACTATGTCATCATTTTTAGACATCGATGGTGTCTACGATAAAACAAAACGCTATATCGTAACAAATTGGTCAGATGAAGCTTTCACCCAGAACTTTGGTTCTGAAACAGCTTACAATGACAATAAAGTAATTGAAATCGCCCCTTCATATTCAATCACAATTAATCCAGGGGAAATGAGAGAGTTAGGACAGTTTGAAGCTTTCTTATTTACAAAGCATTTCGTAACAAGAGAAATGTTTAAAGTCGCTGCTGAACAAAAAGACCCTAAGTCAATTGAAAGAGCAGAGATGAGCGTAAACAATCGTGAAGCTCGTAAAGTTTACGAAGACAAAACAATTGCCGAGATTAAGGCAGGTGAAGCTACTCCATTTATGGATAAATTGAGAGCTGAGATTAGAAAAGAGGAATTAGCCAAGATTGAAGAAGAAGGAGAAAAAAAGTTAGATGAAATAAAAAAAGACTTACCTAAAGATGAGGTTAAGTCAGGAGAGTTTGAAGAATAATTATGAAATTACTTACGCCGACACAAGCTGTGACAGACAAGGAACAAAGACTACAATCTAACCTTAAATTGTCGGCGTCTTTGGACAAGGAACTAGCCCTTAAAAGACGAGAACTTCAAAAACTAGAAACTGAGTATGAGATAATAATCAATAAACAGCGTATTATTCTTGAAAAAGAAAAGGAAGAATACTATTTACAAATTAATGTCTTAAAGTCAGAAGTTGAAAACCTAGTCTTGAAGCGTAAAGAAGAGCTAGTTCCTTTAACGGAGAAGTGGAAGGAATTAGAAGAAGCAGATAGAATTATAAAGGAAAGAGAGCTTGAGGTTATTAAAAAGGGAGATATATTTGACGAAAACTTAGAAGCCTTAGAAGAAAAGCTAACTGACGTTGCTGAAAGAGAAAAAACAAGCCTTGAAATTGCTCAAAAACAGAAGATATCCCAAGAAGGCATAGATAGACAGCAAGAGCAGATAAAACTCCAACAGGACGCCTTGAATGCCCTTGTAGCTGAAGCCACAGGCAAACTTAAGAACAAAGAACAAGATATTTCAAAAAAAGAAGCTGAAATTGAATTAAAAGTAAAAGTTTTAACTGCTAAGGAATTTGAATTAAACAAAAAAGAAAGTTCCCTTAAAGACAAGGAAAGGGAAATTAATGATAAATATAATACTTTACAACGAACATTAGAACGGTATGGGAAACGCTAAGCGTGATGAAAACAGAATAACAACATTGATTGGTGCTTTAAACACAGACGGTAAAACACCTCAATTAATTTGTGCTGACCCCACATTACACAATTTATGTGTTATTGATGACACAACTGGCTCTGACTTTAGTGTGGAAAATGACCCACGTGACGAAAACCGAGTTCCAGTAGCTATGGCAGTTTCAGAAGACGATGATGAAACGCCAGTTCCGTTGTATGCAAGCAATTTAATGCAATTATTAATAGACTCACACTAAATATATGAGCGAAGCAAAACGTGACCAAAATAGAATACCTACATTATTGGCAGTTTCAAATGTAGATGGAATAACCCCAGTTAGACTCTGGGCTGACCCTGTTACTCATCGTTTATTAGTTGACCTTCCTGCTGGCTCAGGTGATGTAAGCGGTCCAGCTGGAGCAACAGCTGACGATATTGTTTTATTTGACGGTGTGACTGGCAAATTATTAAAGGACAGTGGAAAGAAGTTAAGCGATTACCAAACTTTATTGACTTTTGGTATTGCTAATACAAACGCTGTAAAGATAGACGCTGCCGATGTTGCTTTAAATGATTATGCTAAATTCACCGCTAATGGATTAGTTGGAAGAAGCTACGCTGAAGTTTTAAGTGATATTGGAGCTCAGGCTTCTTTGGGTTTTACTGCTGAGAATGTAGCAAATAAATCTACTTCAGTTACAACTGATGGCACTTCTGATACAAAATACCCTAGTGTTAAGGCAGTGAAAGATTACGCTGACGGACTTGTCGCTGGATTGTTAGATTATCGAGGGGGATACGATGCTTCAGGGAATACTTATCCTACTACTGGCGGTTCAGGAACAGCTGGAGCAGTTCTTAAGGGTGATATGTGGGTTATCTCTGTTGTTGGAACTCTAGGCGGAACAGCGGTTCAAGTTGGCGATTCAATTATAGCTAATACCGATACTCCAGGGCAAACTGCTGGTAATTGGGATATGTTAAATGGAAATATAAGTTATGTTCCTGAAGATGTAGCCAACAAAGACACAACTACAACATTAGGGACTTCTGATACTAAATATCCTTCTCAAAACGCTGTAAAGGTTTATGCCGATACTAAACTAGCCAAATCAACTAATATTACCGCTATCAATGACACAGGTATCGCTGATGGAGAGATTATGGTTGCTAACCTAACTAATAAGGACATTAGAACTTCAGATAAGACTATCGTTACTTCATTAGGAGCTGATGATACGACTGTTCCAACAAGTAAAGCAGTTAAAGATGTGACGGATGCTAAAATACCAAATTCTTTAGTAGACGCTAAGGGTGACATTATAACCGCAACCGCCGATAATACTCCTGCTCGTTTAGCTGTTGGTACTGATACTTATGTTTTAACAGCAGATAGTGCTGAAGCAACTGGTTTAAAATGGGCTAACGCATCTGGTGGTGCTTCATTATGGACTGCCATTACTGGAACTCGTGCTTCTAACACTACAATCACAGTATCTGGCGACCAAACCGCTATCTTTAAAAAGGGAATGATAGTTAGATGGCAAGAAAGTGCTGTTGATAAAGTTGGTATGGTTTCAATACCTTCGACTTATTCTTCGCCTAACACAACAATCACGATTATTGGTGATGTTTGTGCTTCTATTGATACTGGAACATTCAAATATTCTTCTTTATTAAGTGTATTTAAAAAGTCATTTGCTATTGCTGGAAATATTGGTGCTACTGGAACAGATATAGCTAATGCTTGGTATGCTGATAAACCTTATAAGGTTATTGGCGCTGAATTAAGCGTAGGAACGGCTGGAACAACCAATAACACAACAATTGATATCAATAAAGGTGGAACTACAATGTTTACGACTAAACCAACATTAGCTACAACAGTTGCTTTTGCCACCACTCCTTTTACAGTAGATACTGCCACTTCATTAGCGTTAGGAGATAAGGTAACTATCGACATTGATGCCGTTCAAACAACTGCGGCGATTGATTTATACACCGATTTAATCTTATTTGAAACAAGATTTTTAACTTTATCATAGTATGCCAAATTTTAGACCACTAAGTGAAACAAAATTTATCAATGATGCTAATCTGGTTAAACCTTGTTTATTTTGTGGCATAGATTTTACTAAAAAAAGTAAGTTATCTAAAAAAGAGTGGGAAGCGAGAAAATATTGCTCTAAAGCCTGTGCTGATAAATCAAGGATTGGAAAAGGTGGTTATTGGACAGGGAAAAAACTTAAACCAGAAGCTATTGCTAAAATGAAACAATCTAAAATTGGCTCTATTGCCTGGAATAAAGGGAAAAAATGGAGTCAAGAAGTTAAAGATAAATTTAGTAAAGCAAGAATTGGAACAAAAAGACCTCATAAAGGCACAAAATGGACAGACGAATCTAAACTTAAAATGTCTAATACTAATAAAGGACATTATGTAAGCGAAGAAACTAAAGAAAAAATTAGACAACATAGAATAAATAAACCAACAAGAGTATTTAAAGATACTAAAATAGAAATTAAAATAGAAAACGAACTTATTAAAAGAGGAATAAATTATCAAAAGCAAGTTCCTTTGTGTAAAATAGCAGTTGTCGATTTTTATCTTCCAGAATATCGTATAGTTATTCAAGCTGATGGTTGCTATTGGCATAATTGTCCAGAACACGGTAGAGGAGAAATTAAAAACTGTTCAGAGAAAGCTATCAAGCAAGATAATGTTTTAACTTTTAACGGATTTAATGTTTACAGATTTTGGGAACACGAAATAAATCAATCAGTTGAAGATTGTATTAACACTATAATTTTATGAGTTTAGGAGAATATATCGGAGCAGGTGCTGGAACGACCAAGTTACTTTTACATTTGAATGGTTCGAGTGCTGACTCATCAGGAAATAATAACAACGGAACAGACACCGCTATTACTTACTCTCAAGCTAATGGTAAATTTGGACAAGGGGCAGGGTTAGTGGGAACTTCATATATATCAATTCCAACACAAACTTATTTTAATTTACAATCATCATTTTCTATATTTACTTGGATATACCAAACATCAGCAGGTAAGGCAACTGCTTATGTTGAGGATTTAGTAAGAAAAGATAATAATACAACAAATAATAGAAGTTGGGAATTTACTATTACTGGTCCAATGGACACACAAGGAAGATTAAGATTTATCTATAATATTCCATCAAATTTATCAGTTTACTCAACATCAACAGTAAGTTTAAATGCTTGGCATAGTGTTGGAGTAGTTAGTACCGCTGGAACTTATACATTTTATTTAGATGGAGTTGCAATAGGTAGTGGTTCAACAAATATAACACCAGCGTATCAAGGTACAGCCCCATTAAATATTGGAACACAGGAAAATGTCCAATATATAGAAAGTATGGTCGGGAATCAAGATGAAGTAATAATAGACAACGTAGCTTGGACTCCTCAACAAGTAGCTAAGTATTATGCCTACGCTAAAGGCAGGTTTGGAATAATTTAATTAATAATAAAAATATGAAAACAATCTTTAATTCAGCTAGTAAGTTAGTGTTTGTATTAATGGGTATAGCCTTAGTTGGTTTAACAGTCTTTAAGATAGTCGATGCTAAAGACTTTGTAATGTTAGCTTC